CATTAGGTCCTTCTTGGTCAGGCCGCCGGACGTGTGGCGGGCCGTGCCGTGCCACACCTGGGCCTTTGAGCCAGACGCCATCTTGGCACCACCCGCCATGTTGTTGCCACGGTTCTTGCGCGTAACACGCTTGCCACCAGCTAAGAGTTGAGGAAGCGCCATTCTATATTAAGAACTCACATAAAAACTACGCATAGCTCTTCTTCTCAGCATCCGAAAGCGCACGCCATTTTGCACCAATTGCACTGCCGAGCTTAGGAATCGGCATACCAGGATTCTCCTTCATGAGTTGAGGACGCACCTTATTAGCAAACTTCATGTAGCCACTCAGCTTGCGCTTTCCACCCTCCATCTTACGCGTCTTATTGACCCCCTTGCGGTTACGCTTGCCACCCTCAACAAAACTCATATTACCTTCGGCCTTCATGATAGCATTATTAGAAGCACCCTCTCCGCCACATGTTACCGTAAGCGTATCTCCAGGCTGAAGCGTGATTTCCTTATTAACCATTTCTACTAAGACTCTATATTTCTGCGAAGCAGAAGGCGAATCGAGTCTATGCAAGATTACATTTGGAGTCGGGGCGTCTGTCCATTACGAATCTGGGAAATTAGTGAACAAATCTCCTTTGGGTCATAGACACCCGCAAAGTGTACCAGAAAATCGCCCTGTTCCCAAAGCGGCTGCCCCTCAATCCCTCGGAGAAACGCATTAAATTTCTTGTGATGCCCCGTAATCTCCGTTTTTTCAAAATCGTCGACATTTTCATCAAGAACCTTAATCATTGCCGCATTTTCCCACCAAACATGATACAAATAGTCTTTTTTCTTCCAAACCTTATCCCAGAATGTACGCATCCACGCTGTGTTTCGAAAGAGAATATTGCCGGAGTTAATATGTCCACATGCGTCGAGTGTCATCAGCAAATCCTTATTGGCTGGGAGTAATGGTAGCATACACTCTTCAAGTCGGATGATCGGATTCGTAATAAAAACATCCGCATCCGATAACCAGAGAAGTGCTCCTTCGGGAAGAGTCTTCATGACTGCGAGTACAAAGGGTATCTTTGACCACGGAATCGGTCGTTCACGGTCCCAGAATTCTTCACCACCCTGAATGTATGTATATCCGTGCTGTCTCGCATAATCAACCTTTGATTGTAGGGCATCGGCGAGGCCACTGCGATAGTCTTCACCAATGACAAGTGTTAGAATGGTTACACTCATTCGCTGATAGTGTATTATAATAGCCTTAAAGTAGTAAAGTAGGTAAAAATTTGAAACTTTCATACCAGGCCAATAAATCTACAAATAAGATATGTCAAAGGAGCGTTTTGAATATTTCAAGAATAAGGAAGGTGATTATGTCTGTAAATTTTGTGATAAGACAACTGCTAAGCAGAGTACAATGCATATGCATTATAAGGCAAAGCATTCGGGTGAACTGCCCTTTGTCTGCGATATCTGTGACCGTCGATTTTCACAAAAGCAGATTCTAGATCTACATACTCGTGCTCGTCACACAGCCGACGAGGAGGTTGAAAAGTTTTCATGCCCCTGCTGCGAATTTGAGTCCCCAAGTTTTGCGAACCGTATTATCCACTTTACTCGTAAACACTGCCATAATTATTTGGATGATATGAAGGACGGTACAGGTAATGAGATTAATTGTACCGAGTGTCAAAAGACTTTTAAGAGCAGCACTGCGTTTTACTATCATGCTGGAAAGTGCCTTGATAGTATCGAGGGTATTGTAATTCCGCATCTAGATGAAGTACTTACGCCGGTAGTAGGTTAATCATCTCGAAGATTGTTCATCTGTTGAATAAGACTGTAGAGATGGTAGCCACCAGCCGCAAAGGTGAGCATGAGTAGAAGTTCATAATATGGAGTCTCCGTATTTTTTCCTTTGAGACCAATCACAATTAGAAGTGGTCCAATCAATAACGCATGAATAAGGTTAATATAGGCATAGGGCGATGAGTTTACAATTCGAACATATGCTTTATATCCATGATAGAGTGTAATGACAATACCAAGGACAAGAAGAGTCGTAAAGATTTCAGTTGGGGCGGCAGACCTCTGAAGACCAATATAAAGAAAAAAGGGCACGACAAAAAAGATATGAAAAAGTGATAAGACAATATGCGTATTCATTCTATAACTCTAAGTAGAGCACGGCTATTTTCAAGTGCGCCTTCAATCCATGCCTGTTTCATGGAGAAACTTTCGCCGCAAATATGGAGATTAGGTATCTCTTTAAAAGGCTGAAGAGTCTCTTTACTTACCGTATTAGGGTCATAGAGACCGGGTATCCAATACGTCGCGCCTGATTCCCACGGATGAGACTTTACAGTGGTTGGATACGGAATCTCTCTATCTGGAAAGAGTTTACGACATTCATCTGTAAGAATTTTTCCTAAGACCTGTTCTGCTATAGGTTTTGTACCCTTTGCGATATTTGACCATACAATGGAATCACCCGCATCCGTATAGGAGATCATAACAATGCCGAGTTCAGGCCGCACTGGTATAAAATAGCGAAGTCTCGTTTCTGTAACAAACTTCGGAAGCTCTTCACACCAGACCTTTCCATTGGCTCCACGAGGAAAAACGGCATAGATACGATGAAGAGGCTCCATCTTTACATAGTTCAGTGCACGCAATGGCTTGAAAAGCGGGATTTTTCTGAGAGCATCTGCGTGTAGGGCGCAGATTACAGAGTGAGCCGTGATGGTTTCAACTTTGCGTTTATCTCGTACACTTGGGCTTCCTATGCTAAACCAGAGAGTTAGTGAACCATCGTGCTCTGGCGCAAGATTTTCCAATGTGTAATGCGTATGAATTACTACGCCTCTAGACTCACACTCTTTTGCCAAGGCACTAATTAGGCTATCGAGACCTTCCTTACAAATAGAGAATGACTGTTTTGCGCCCATTTCATGGGTAAAACTATTGAGTGCCAGGTCCGCTCGTAAAGTACAGAGTTCTGCGCGATACGGAAAAGGGTCAGTGAAGGCCTTGGCTTTAGCATTTCCAAAAATACCTTCTAGAAGTTCATAAAGTGTGTGAGTAGATAAGATAGCCTCAGGGAGCATTTTAACAAAGGGGAGCCATGCTCTCAGACTATCATCAAAAGGATTAGGGACAAGCGGAGAGCCATAGGTTTTTACCCAACCTGATTCATCTGATATAGGTATCTCATGGAGCCCATACTCTTTAAGAAGGTGACGTGTAATTTCATGACTTTTGTGAATACGACCTGCGCCCTCCTCCCATCGTAGATTCTTGTCATGAAATGTCAAGACTCGACCTCCAAGAACTCTGTATTTTTCAAACACGGAGATCTTTGCTTTTGGATGGCGCTTAGCGAGTTCGCGGGCCACATAGAGACCCGCAATACCGCCGCCCACAATGGCGTAGTCGAGCGCCATTTACTTAATAAAGATAGAGTTAATCCAGTTCATCACTTTTCCCGTATCGGCACTGGTCATCTTATCCAGGAATTCAGTGTCCTGAATTGCAATGAAGGTCGGAATCTTCGACACTTGACAGTAACCAGGTGTATACTTATTCTGGTCAATATCGCACTTGAAGAAAGTGACCATGGGAAAAGTATCAGTAATCTTCTTAAGGTCAAGATCACGGCAATACCCGCACCATTCCGCTGTAAAATAGACGACCACATATTTCGGCATTACCTTAATTCGCTCATCCTTACCACGGGCGATAAGGGCCTCAAAATACTTATGATCCGGGAGGGGTGTCATTGTGTACATCGGGTGGGACATCGTTTGCTTGTTTGGAGGATTTATTTGAAGGTGTAAATCGCGCCCATGTGAGGCCGAGGGCACCGACTAAGACAACAAGTGCTGTACCAAAGAAGACATATGAACTGAGATTGCCTGCGACTTCTAATGCGCCGCCCGTTTGGCCTGCGGCCGCTCTAAGTTTTGCGGGGTCCGTAAATGCAGAAATTGAGCTTGCCGTTGCAGCTAATTCAGGTGCCTTTGCAGCCAAGGCAGCCGTGCTCTTTACAGCGGCCACAGCCGGTGGAATTGTTTTTTGAACAGCCTCAATTACAGGCGGAACCACCTTTTCAACGGCGCATTTCGTATCGACTACAAGGCCAAGTGCCGCCTGAATAGGTCCTAAGAAAGGCGCAAAGGGTCCCGTGACAATTGCAAAGAGACTCTCATTCGATTTTACTCTTTCATATGCGCTTGGTGTCATTACATTTGCCGCAGCACCATTAGGATTTAAATAAATAGTCGAAGGGAAGAAGCGTGGAGTTCCCTCAACAAAAAGCGACTTTGTATCATACAGTAGATAAAGTCCAGAATAGGCTATCCATAATAGCGAGAAAATCGCAAGAAAACCACTTAATGTAAAGAGAAGCATGACGAGTCCACCCATGAAATCACCTGCTGCGAAATGACTAAGTCCAAAGGGAAGACCTAGAAAGCCAACATACAAAAGGAAAAAGAGAGGACTCGGTACAGTATCGGGCGCTGGACTAGAGGCACCGCCTGTAAAAATACCCGCGCCGAGACCAGGTCGTCCAATATATGGAACAGAGAGACCGTATTTTTCTACAGAATCCCATTCGGCGAAAGTCTGAACAATATCATAAATCCACCAGAAGCCAAGGCCAAATATATTGACCATCACTTTGAGTGCTGCTGTGCGCGGCGACCGTAAAAGAATATGGTCGAGTGCAAAAAAACCACCAATAATTGTAATAAAAGTGAAGAGAGTCGGTGAGATTTGTGACCCTCCCCAAGCCTTAGCGGATGTATGGTCAAATGAACCAAGGAATGACATCCCTACTAATCTGTATCCGTCTTTGTGCTAGGCAAACAATCCGTAGGGACTTCGAAGCCCTTGGCTCGGAGATGAGTCAGAAAATCAGGTGGAAAACACGAAGTTTTAAAGAAATCAGAGGGCTGTTGTGTGGGGTCGGGTAGAAGAATAGAGACTGGACCCGATGTCATTCGGAATCCAAACTCGCTGAAATTTGTTAGAACAAAGGTACCATCTGATTGAGGATAGAGTTCAAAGTTGCGCAGGGCGAAGCCGTGTTTCCAAAAGAGAAGCCATAGGTCCTCAAATTCATCATACATCACCTCAGGCTCAGTCCATTCTATGTTTTTTTCAAAAGACTCACTTGGTCCGGCTATTCTCCAGCGTTCGAATGAATAGTCTTGAATAAGTTTTCGCCCAAGACGTCGAACACGCTGTTGTGTAAGTGAATCATGCTCCATTATTTGTTAGCATTCAATGTTAGCAAATAATTCTTTCAATTTTATGGGTAGTTTAGATTGTAAAGAGTACTCCACCGAATCCGTCCACTACGCGTAGGACATTGTGATTCTTAGCATATACACGAATGGTACAGTTTCCTAAGACAGGTATTGTTGTTTGATTTGTATTAATAAGCAGCACAATACTATCAATACGGCTTGCGTTCATTGAGCCACTCGGCTGGAGTTCCTCAGGGCGAAGAGCAAGGCTGTAACAGTAAATAAAATCATCTGAAGGAATTGTTGTATGGTGTTGCCACGGCTGAACAAGACGGAAATAGGTCGCATCGCGAACTTGGAAACGGTCAAATCCGTCTAACTGAAGGACAGCATTTGAGAGAATGTCTGTACGGGTTCCTGTATCATTGACACTTAGACTACTAAAGTTAAACCACTCCTTGTTATTAATAACCTGTTGGCGTTGAAGTACCCAGATGAACTCACGGACAGGGTGATTAAATTCAATGGGTACAGGAATTGACTGCGAACTCGGAGGAATTGCAATTTGTGAGGTATACTGAATCTGCTCAATTAGATATTCGTGTGCAGTACTCACAAACCGACGACGCTCATCCACATCAAGATAGACAAAATCGCCCCACATTGTACATTCAGTAATATGTGCTGGCTTTACAGTGATATCTGTACAGTCGACTATAACATTAGGCGTCCAGAAACATTGTTGGAGGGGTCTAAATGTGATATTGATCCGGACAGGGTGATATTGTAGAGCAAGGAGAGGAAGATAAAGGCCGGGATTCTTACAAAACCAGAATTGAAGAGGCACATAAATTTTTAGTGGCCCAACTAATGTCGGTTGCTGGTAGCCGTCTACCTTGCCTATCATATCATAAAAACCAAATTTCTGAGAATCAGTTGTTGTAAGATTGGACCATATCTCCATCCATTCTCCAGTCTGACGGTCAATCTCCTGTTCACCAATGGTTAGGGTAATTTCCTGAATAAGTGCATGCCCTATGGAATTTACATAGGCAACTGGATCGCCCGTAGTGGAGAGATGGAGTGTAGGAAGTGTAATCTCCAAAATACAGGGGCCGAGTAAATCTCCACTCCGAGGAACAAGCCAACTGATCTTTTTTCCAAAGTCAGGTTCATTATCTGAATACATTGCAACAGCTTCAACGGCAAAATTGGTATGGCGACGATAAACAAACTTAAACCATGTAATCTGAGGGTTTCCTGTCAAGAAAACATCCTGTTTTCCAACTGCGACGAGTTGTAATAGACCACCGTTGCCAGTCATCTCGCGGCGCTTCTGAATGATGGAGTGATTCTTAGTAGAAGGTAGTAGCGCGATGGATCCTCGCTTATATTCTAAAAAGGGATATGATATGGATTTAACGGTCCTCCGGTCACTTTTCGCACTTGATCCTAACACAAATATTCCAATTAGTACAAATTGGTTCCTCACGGCCGATGGAATTGGTGGTCTTCAATGGGAGAGTATGGCATGGTACATGAGTACTGTAAGTATTTCAAATATACACATGTTTGATACAAATAAGGCCAACTCGCCTCCTCTTCATAATATAACAATTCAAAATGGTGGAATGTATGTGGATGATGCGCCTGTAGTTGGATCAGGACTTAACATAAATCAACTCGCGAGTAGTATTCAGGGCCTTGGTTCAGCCGGTTATGTGAGTACCCTGAGTCTTTACAGTACTGTCGCCGGTCTGGGTACTGCTGGATATGTGAGTAATGGAACTTTAACTGCGACCGTAAAAGCACTCGGAACAACCGGCTACGTGAGTACTCCAAGTCTCTATAGTACTGTAGCAGGACTTGGCACTGCTGGATATGTTAGTACAGCACAGTATAATAGTTTCTCAAATTTAATTTATAATCATTCTTACATTTCGGCAAATAATCTATTTAGCACATCATCAAATCTGTTTGGATATATACAGCAAATAATAAATTCTCAAGGTAGTGGACCTATTAGTAGTTTTACAGTCAATGGTACTGCAATTTTTTATTCTACACTTTCTGTTGGTACCTTTAACTATATTAATGGAAATATTTCAACACTGAGTACAAGTGTGGGCGATGCTATTGTGAATCTCGGAACAACTCCTGGATATCTTAGTAGTCTGAATAGTCGGTCATTAAGTACAGGTGTTATTGGGCTTTCAAGTGTAAACTTTATGGACACTGTAACAGGTGTTAAACAACTTGTTGCTGTGACAAATGGTATCTTTCAGGTGAATGGAGCATCCATTACAGGAGATGTAAGCAAGGGAAATCTCACATCTACTGTCATTGGTCTTGGCACAGCAGGGTATCTCTCTACAGTAGTTTTTAATGGAATTGTAAGTACTGCGAATCTGGCTAAACTTGTCAGCACGGGAAATCTGAGAGGACTTGTAAGCAGTCAAAATCTAGCTGGACTTATCAGTACTCCAAATCTAGCTGGGCTTGTCAGTAGTCCAAATCTAGCTGGGCTTGTCAGCACGGGAAATCTGAGAGGACTTGTAAGTACCGCAAATCTGGCTGGAATTGTAAGTAGCGCAAATCTGATTGGACTTGTAAGTACTGCGAATCTAGCTGGGCTCATCAGTAGTCCAAATCTAGCTTCTCTTGTTAGCACGGCTAACTTAACAGGCTTAATGAGTACAAGTTTTTTTAATACGCAAATTACCAGCAGTCTAGCAGGTCTCGGCACTCTTGGATACTTATCTAGCTATAATACAAAAATAGTTAGTACAGGAACTGTACACACATCCTCTATTACATTTGTTGACTCAACAACAACTCCACCAAATGCTGGTCTTATCAGTCTACTAAATGTCAGTTCTGGAAAACTTATTTTTAATGGAGCTTATGCGACAGGTTCAGGGGCCGCAGTAGGTGTTTCACAACTAATTGCTGGTTCTGGAATCAGCATAAATCCAGAGATTGGAACAGGCGCAGTTACTGTAACGGCAACTGTAGCAAATGTTCAAGGTATTGTGAGTACGGCAAATTTGGCTGGATTGGTTAGCACAGCAAACCTAACAGGTATTGTAAGTACAAACTTCTATGATTCTCAGAATGCGAGTACATTAAATGGCCTTGGTACAGCTGGTTATATCTCTTCCTCACAATTACAGAGTTCAGTGGTCGCATTAAAACAGAGTTTTTTTGTAGTGAATGGAAATACACTTTATTTACAGGGTTCTGGTAATTCACTTACTGTAAGTAGTTTAGGAAGTATAGTCTATTTGAGTTCGTTTCTTCAGTCAACCTTAATTTATAAAGGGTCAAATGGAAATATTGCACCCAACTGGACTGTAGGTACGCAACCAATCTCCTTTACAACAGCAAATCTACAACTTGATTTATTTTCAACTTTAATCACATCAAAGGCTATAGTAAATATTGAAGTGCTTGGTAATTATATGTTTAGTCCACTTGCACTCCCACAATCGCCTGTCCCTATTTATATGTCGAGTTTTGTTCAAAGTGGTGCCGCTGGAAATAGTAACTATTTGAGTAGTCAAATGTTCCAGTCCATGTTTTTTCCAACGAATTACAATAATGGACCAGCAGGTGGTATTTATGGAGGCATAAGTAACTACTTTTCACCTACTATTAAGATGAGTATACCTGGTTCTGTAGTACAGAGTTTCTATCCAAATGCACCACTTGTTCTGGGACACTATCTTCCGAATGCGGTAACACTCAATACAACACAGGGTTTCCTAAATTCAAATGCGACCGTTTTCTTTGGTTCAACAAACTCCGTATTTATCTCAATTCAAAATATGCCCTAGAGTAGGAAATGTCTAGAAGGACATATGATACAGATGAAATTACACTTCGCAAAGTATTTGCAATTTCTACGAATAATCAATTTATTCCAGCAATGAATGTGCTTACCGCAGATGGTGCAGGTGGAACCTACTGGGCGATTCCTAGTAGTTTGGGTTATAATCCGAGTTTTAATCAAATCGCAACAGACGCTGGAACCTTTACGGCGACTTCGCCCTACAATACATTTACGCTCAGCCAAGGTGGTGGTATTGGTTTTGTTCAGGGTGCGGGTACAAACCAGATGTATATCTATTCAAAGGGATTTGGTCAAATTAATACAGTCGGTGGAAATACTCTATACGGTTTTTCAAATAATGTCACAACTCCAGTCCTTAATTTTGCCGCTGCGGGTGGAATTAGTCTCCAGGCAAATCCGGCAACAAATACATTGACATTTACAGCAAATGGTCAGCCTATTAGTACAACATTAAACTCTTTTCAGAGTTTAAAAGTCTTTCCGAACCTTTCAACTCCAACTGGTAAAATCTCCTCTCTTTCAGGATATACTGTTTTAAGTGCAAATAATTATTCGAGTATCTTGACACTTGTGGGTACAGGACAAATTAGTCTTACTTCTGATTATAATGCAAATGCGGTGTTTATTGGTTTAAATGCAAGTACACTTGTTACATCAAATCTTACATCGCAAATTGTCAGTACAACAAATGTTACAACATCTAGTTTTACATTTATTGATACATATAGTAAAGTACAAAAAAATCTTTATTCATATAATGGAAATTTATATTTAAATGGAATTGCTATTTCTGGTGCGGCTGCATCACTTGTAACATCTGTTAATGCGGGTTCAAATATTATTATGGGACCATCAGGTTCACAAAATGGAACACAAGGTGACGTAACTATTAATGTTGACACAGGTTTTTTGATAAGCACTGTAACTGATGGATATGTAAGCACTGCTACACTTTTGAGTACATCAGCTGGACTTTCTTATCAAATTGAAAATGGGTTTTTCTTTACGAATCTGGTTTCAACAGCAAATTTGGCAGATTTAGTCTCAACTGCAAACTTTGCCAATTTAATCTCAACTGCCAATCTCGCCAATTTAATCTCAACTGCGAATCTTGCTGATTTAATCTCAACTGCGAATTTGGCTGACTTAGTCTCCACAGCAAATTTGGCTGACTTAGTCTCAACTGCCAATCTCAGCGATTTAATCTCCAGTGCGAATCTTATTGACTTAGTCTCAACTGCGAATCTCGCTGATTTAGTCTCCACAGCAAATTTGGCTAATTTAATCTCAAGTGCAAATCTCGTTGACTTAGTCTCCACAGCAAATCTTGCCGATTTAATCTCAAGTGCCAATCTCGTTGACTTAGTCTCCACAGCAAATCTTGCCGATTTAATCTCAACTGCCAATCTCGCTGACTTAGTCTCAACTGCGAATTTAGCTGATTTAATCTCCACAGCGAATTTAGCTGATTTAATCTCCACAGCGAATTTGGCTGATTTAATCTCAAGTGCTAACTTGAGTGGATTAGTAAGTACAACTTTTATTGATACATATATTGGTTCAACTGTGATAGGCCTTGGTAGTGCCGGCTATGTTAGCACGCTTTCAAACTGGGCAAACTTTTCTGCGGTTAAAACGATTGATATGTGTAATCACAGTATAAGTAATGTGAGTACTATCTATGGGCCCGCAGGTGCTTCTATAGCAATGGGTGATGATAGTTTTATTCTAACTTCACCTAACGCAATTATGGATTTTGTAACTGGTTTTAATGGTGCGCAATTTTGGAGTGATACTGTAGGTGGTACGTTTGGAACAGTACGCGCATCAAACTTTTATATGAATGCCGCGAATGACAATGGTATACCATACTTTATTCAAGATGGATATACAAATCTTGCCTCATCAATTCAGGCAGCTGTTATTGCTAATTATCCTGATGGCCAAGCAGGTTCTCTGTTTATCAGTAGTTTATATCTGGGATATGGAAATGCGCATCCTTCTGGCCAATTGACAACTGATTCGACTGCTTCAAATCTTTATTGGAATACAAAAGAACTAGCTAATACTGATACTCTGGCGCAAATTGCTGTTACTAATAGAGCAAATTGGGTTGCTGTTGGTTCAAATACGGGTGCTACCACGAGTATTCAATTTAGTTATGATGGGCAGACTTGGAAGGAGGTCACAACTGGCGGATTTGCGAACGGCGGAAACGGTATTGCCTGGAATGGTTCCTATTGGGTTGCTGTTGGTTCGGCTGGAGCTGCTTTACAAACTATTCAATATAGTTATGATGGTAAAAACTGGTCAGCGATCACAAGTGGCGGATTTACATCGGCTTATGATATTGCATGGAACGGTTCCTATTGGGTTGCTGTTGGAGCGGAAGCTTCTACAATTCAATATAGTTATGATGGGCGTATTTGGACAGAAATTACAAGTGGGGGATTTGGTGCCAATGGAGTAGGCGTTGCATGGAATGGCTCGTATTGGGTTGCTGTGGGTTCGGGTGGAACTGCTATACAAACTATTAAATATAGTTATGATGGAATGAACTGGATGGACAGTATAAGTGGGGGGTTTAGCGATACTGGAGCAGGAATTGCATGGAATGGCTCCTATTGGGTTGCGGTTGGTTCAGATGATTCTGCTGTAAATAGTATTCAATACAGTTATGATGGAATAAATTGGACATCCTCTGCAAGTGGTGGATTTAATTCTGGTGGACGTGGTGTTGGATGGAATGGCTCCTATTGGGTTGCAGTTGGTGAAGATACAAGTCTTCTTACAAGTATCAAATATAGTTATGATGGAATGAACTGGATGGCGATCACAAGTGGTGGATTTAGTGCGCATGGTTCATCTGTTGCATGGAATGGCTCTTATTGGATTGCGACTGGTCAAGATGCTACTCATAGTATTCAATATAGCTATGATGGGAAGGTCTGGATGGGGGTCACAGCTGGTGGATTTAGTGTTTATGGATCAGGGATTGCATGGAGTTCACCTCTATTTAATCCAACACTATGGTCGACCAGTTCATATACATATGTTATAAATGGAAATCTTACTGTGACATCAACAATTAATGCGCAAACTGGATATTTTCTAAATGGTAGTGTATTTACATCAGACAGGCGAATTAAAACAGATATTACTTATGCAAATCTTGAACTCTGCTATTCAACTGTTAGAGAATTACCACTTCATCATTTCGGTTTTGTGAGTTCTTTTCATGAATTGAAGAGAGATAAGCATCAACTTGGATTTATTGCCGATGAACTCAGTACAGTCTTTCCAAAATCAGTTTTCCTGGATAAAACAAGTATTAATGCTTTCAGTACAATCTACTTTGTAAATTATGAACAAATTCAAATGGCGCATTTTGGCGCAACTCAATATATGGCAAGTCTTCTTGATTCACAGTCATCAACAATTCATGGACAAAATATTTTTATTGAGCAGCAAATTTCAACAAATAAAGTGCAGGCTGAACAATTTTCAAGTCTTACATCACATATGAATACTTTTTCAAGTATACTGCAAACACTTCTTACACGGTAAATTTTTATCAAATAAAATGAATCCAGAGTAGGGGTGTCCACGATGAGTCAGCACAAGACTTATGACACAGATATTATAACTTTGCGACGTATATTTGCTGCTTCGCCTGATTCTAATGTGCCAATTCAACCCGATTATGTGCTTACAACAGGCGTAAATGGTGAAGCTGCTTTCATTGATCCTTTAACAATCCCATCAATTAATGCTATTAGTTCTTTGGTAGGCATACTTCCGAGTGGATTATCGTCAATTTCAACATATCTTGGAGAGAATAATGGAAGCGAATCAGTTGTAGGTGGTGTCTGTACATTAAGCACAATTGTAACATCAGGTTTATCAAGTCTATCTACTGCACTTGCTAATCTCGGTGTTCTTAATATTACATATACAATTAGTAGTGTTTCCACAGTTTTTGCATATGCTAATACAGTTATTATTTCATCTGCTACAAATGTATATTTAAATCCTGCAGGAATTTCTACACAAAGTCTTAGTACAGGAAATGTATATCTTTCAAGTTTAAATTTTATTGATGCAGATACTTTTGCATTTTTAACAGTCAGTTCAGGTACACTCTATCTGAATGGCTCAACTATTCAAGGCACAATTGTGTTATCAAATATTACATCCACTGTTGCTGGACTTGGTACAGCAGGCTATATATCAAGCCCTGCTCTTGCTAATATAGTAAGTACGGCGAATCTAAGTGGATTAGTTAGCAGTTCCTATCTTACTAAGCAACTCACATCTACTGTTGCTGGTCTAGGTACTGCTGGATATATATCTAGTCCTTCACTCGTAAATATGGTAAGTACGGCGAATCTTAAAGGTTTAATCAGTACAGCGAATCTTATTGGTTTTGTTAGTACTGCGAATCTTACTAATTTAGTAAGTAGTGCGAATCTAATAGGCCTGGTATCAACTGCGAATCTCAAAGCTTTCGTATCAACCGCTAATCTTATAAACTTAGTATCTACATCTTATTTTACAAGCCAACTAACATCAACTGTTATAGGACTCGGTACTGCTGGATATTTATCGAGTGCAAATGTATTTGTGGTTATTCCTGGAGGATTGGTGAGTACTGCTAACTTAGCTGGTCTAGTTTCAACAGCAAATCTTTCTGGTCTTATTAGCAGTCCTAATTTAGCAAAATTAGTGAGTACTTCCTATTTTGCCACACAACTAGGTTCAACTGTTATAGGCCTTGGTACTGCTGGATATATATCAACTACTCTCTCTACAAATCAATATAATTATTTACAAGTAAATACACTTTCAGCAGGGCAGATTTTTCTTTCATCTGGCACTGTAAATGGCACTTTTTTTGCTACAACAGTCAGTTCACTAAATGTAGAGGCTGTGAATATTGGTCTAGCAGGACAAACAATCTTTCATGGCGACGGTACTTATATTCAGAATCTAAATGCTCAGAATATTACAGGTATACTACCTTATACTCTATATGGAACCCAGACAATTCCTCTTGCTTCACTAAATTCACTGGGTAATCTGAATATTTTGGGAACACTTGATACGCAGATACTTGGTGCTAGTAGTATAATACTACAAGATACACTTACTACAAATTATTCAAATATTCATTTATATAATGGAAGTTTTTATACGGGTACAACACAGCTTACGCTGAATTCTAAAAACCTTACATCTACTGTGATTGGTCTTGGTACTGCTGGATATTTATCAAGTGCCATAGTTACAGCAGTAATTCCTGGAGGATTAATTAGTACTGCGAATTTAACAGGACTCGTGAGTACATCATATTTAGCAAATAAATTAGCATCTACTGTAATCGGTCTTGGTACGGCTGGTTATCTTTCAACCGGTTTCTCAACTCTACTTGCGAGCAGTTTCTCCTCTTCCAATGCATCTTTTCAGAGTCTAACAACGAGTAGTATCACTTTTGGAATTGGGTCTGGATATCTAACCCTACCTAATACAGTTATTCCCTACCTCAGTGTTGGAATCCTTAATGTCTCAACAATTATAGGTTATACCCCTGGTGGTAATGTTAATATAGCTGATTTAGTAAGTACCTCTTATTTGGATACGCAGCTAACGTCCACTGTCATTGGCCTTGGCACGACCGGTTATCTTTCAACTGGTTTTTCAACCCTACTTGCGAGCAGTTTCTCCTCTTCTAATGCATCCTTTCAGAGCCTAACCACAAGTAGTATCACTTTTGGTACTGGATCTGGATATCTAACCCTACCTAATACAGTGATTCCTTACCTCAGTGTTGGAATCCTCAATGTCTCAACAATTATAGGTTATACCCCTGGTGGCAATGTTAATATAGAGGGTTTAGTAAGTACCTCCTACTTGGATACACAACTAACTTCCACTGTCATTGGTCTTGGAACGGCTGGTTATCTTTCTTCAGTCTCTTTTGACTACCTATCTGTTAATACACTTTCTGCTGGTCAAATCATTGCGGCTACGATTGGCCAAATAGGACTAAGTTTTTTCTATGGCGATGGTACCTATATACAAAATATAACAGGAGCAAATATAACTGGAACTTTACCTTATACTGTCTATGGAAGTGAAACTATACCACTTGATTCTATTAATCCAGTTGGAAATCTTACAATTCAGGGAAATTTAAGTGCAAT